TATGCAGCCAAAGGAGCAGTTAGATTATTATAAAGGGCAAAACGAAAAAATAAAATTTGACAAAGAGCAGGGCCGGTTAATTGAAGAGGCTGACCACCTTGCAGTTATTGCTGATTTGGTTAAACCGTTAATGCAGGTGATAGAAACATTACCCGATTTGTTAGAGCGAAATTGCAACTTGATGCCAAGCGAATTAGAGCTTGTTGAATCAGCAATGAATACAGCAAGAGATGATTTGGCTGATAGGTTTGAAGCTTATGAGCTACGCTGATGCTGCGCAGTCGGTTCGCGACATAGCAAAAATTGTTAGAACGCCGGTGCGTATGACCGTGGCCGATGCTGCAAAACGTTACGTTAGAATTAGAACACCCTCGGGCAGCGTTGCAGCATACGATCCGTCGATAACGCCCTATATGATTGACCCGATGAATGCTTTGCAAAGCAGAGTTTATGAGGCGGTTATTTTTGCAGGGCCAGCGCAGTCTGGTAAAACACAGGGGCTTGTTGATGGATGGGTTGCACACACAATTGCTTGCGACCCTGGTGATATGCAAATTGTTCAAACTTCTGAACTTACAGCGCGTGATTTTTCGCGGCTTCGCATTAATAGAATGTTTGCGCAGAGCGATAAACTCAAAGAATACTTAAGCAGCAAAAAATCAGATGATAACGTTTATGATAAGTGGTTAAAGTCAGGGGCAATATTGAAGCTCTCTTGGCCTTCTGTTAGCCAGTTGAGCGGCCGCTCAATGAAAAAAATGGCATTGACTGATTACGACAGGATGCCAGAAAATATTGATAAAGAAGGCTCTGCTTTTAGCATGGCTCAGCAACGTATTAAAACGTTTATGTCTCGCGGCATGGTTATGGCGGAGTCTTCGCCCGGCTACACAGTTGAAGATCCGAATTGGCAACCGGGAACGTTACATGAAGCGCCGCCCACAAAAGGTATTTTATCGCTTTATAATTTAGGCACTCGGCGGCGGCTATATTGGGTATGCCCACATTGTAAAGAAGCATTTTTATTACAGCCTGGCATCGAAGGTTTTTCGTTTCGGTCGGGTGAAGATTTATTTGGTGTTACTGATGCGCAAATCGTTGGCGATGTTGGCGTTAAATGCACAACTAACGGTTGTGAAATAGCGCAAAGCCATAAAGTATCTATGAATTTATCGGCAATATGGGTTGCGGATGGTTGTGTGATAGATCGAGAGGGCAGTGAGTATCACATAATTGGTGACCCACCTAAGACAAAAATAGATTCGTATTGGTTGCATGGCGTTGCCGCGGCGTACCAAAGCTGGGCTTCTATTGTTCAAAATTATCTTAATGCAAAACGCACGTTTGAAATAACGGGTGATGAAGAATTATTAAAAACCACGGTCAATACTGACCAAGGCAATGCTTACTTGCCTCAGCATTTAGCCGAAGAAGTTGATGAGTCTAACGTTTCTGATCGAGTTGAAGATGTTGAGCGGCTTTATATTGATGAAAAAATCAGAGTATTGTTTGCAACAGTTGATGTGCAGGGCGGTAAAAATAAACGCTTTGTTGTGCAAGTTGTTGGTGTTGGGCCACAAAAAGAAAAATGGTTAATTGATCGTTACGACATTAAAAAAACCAGCGCTAATATTGATGCGAGCAGTACCGAAATATTTGAGCCGCAAGATATAGACCCTGCAAAATACGTTGAGCATTGGCAAGAAATTACAAAACGAGTGGTCAATTCAACCTACAAATTAAGTAACGGCAAGGAGCTTCGCATATACCGCACCGCTGTAGATACCGGCGGTGAAGATGGAGTACAAGACCGGGCTTACGATTGGTGGCGCTCACTCAAGCTAAAAGGGTTGCATACTCGGGTGCATTTGATTAAAGGCAAGGGTGGTAATAGACGGGTTACAGAGTCTGCACCTAAAGCGCTAAAAAGTTACCCCGACAGCCGAAAGCGAAGTGATAGAAAATCTAACGCCCGTGGCGACATCCCCGTTTACCAACTCAATACAAACAAGTTAAAAGATGCTGTTAACAACGATTTAAAACGCGATGTTGTTGGCCCTGGCTATATTCATTTTCCAAAATGGATAGCAGGCTGGTTTTATCAAGAACTCAAAGCCGAGCGCCGTGATGATATGGGGCGTTGGAATAAAGTAAGCGCTAGAAATGAAGCGTTCGATTTATTTGCTTATCTCGAAGCGCTTTTATTTATTTATAAATTTGATGAAAAAATAGATTGGTCAGCGCCACCGCTTTGGGCTGCGGCGTGGGAATCTAACAGCGAAGTTATGACGCGAGAAGAGCGCGTTGCTATGAAATCAAAACCGCAGCAGCCACTTAAGCGCAAAGGCCGCCGAGTTATTAGCAAGGGTTTATAAACAATGGCAGTTTTAACTATTCAGCAGCAACTAGAAAGCGTGCAAACAGCTATATCACGCATTGAGGGCGGCGTGCAAAGCTACACCATGCCCGATGGGCAGCAAGCTACACGGGCCAATCTTAATGATTTATACAATAGAGAGCAGCGTTTAATGATCCGCTATAGGCGCGAGCAGCGCGGCGGTATTAATATTGGCACAGGTATTAAAAAATAATGCGTGAAACTCGAAGAAAAAAACCAGTTGTACAGCAAAATGCAATTGATAGAGTTGTTAGCTATTTTAATCCTGTGCGCGGCCAAGAGAGGTTACGCGCACGGGCAAGTATGGCGTTAGTGGGTGGCTATCTCGGCGGTAAAAAAAGCCGCAAGCCTTTATCAAGCTGGTATACCCGCTCAGCCGATGCCGACACTGATATTTTGCCCGATTTAGAAACGCTGCGAGAACGCTCACGCGATGCAGTGCGAAACTCTCCTTTGGCCACCGCTGCAATAAACACTAAAGTGACTAACATAATTGGCACGGGGTTAAAGCTGCGCTCAGTCATAGACCGTGATTATTTAAAGTTAAGTGACGAAAAAGCTGAAGAGTTGCAAAACAACATTGAGCGCGAGTGGCGGTTATTTACTAAATATTGTGATTTAGAAAGGCAGTCAAGTTTTGTTGAATTACAAAGTTTGATTTTTCGCGCTGTGCTCGAAAGTGGAGATTTACTTGTATCGACACCGCGAGTTAAACGGCCAGAAACGCCGTATAACACTAAATTACAGCTGATTGAAGCTGATAGGGTTTGTAACAAAGATGGTGCGCCCGATAAGCCTGGCTTAAGCGGCGGTGTTGAGCGCGCGAGAAGTGGCGCGCCTATTCGTTATCATATATTAAAGTCGCATCCCGGCAATATACATTCGGGCGCACGCGAGTGGAGCACGCTCGATGCGTTTGGCTCCGACGGCATGCGCAGAGTGTTGCACCCGCATAACAAATTACGCCCCGGCCAGTCGCGCGGAGTGCCAGATTTAGCGCCAGTTATCGAAGCAATCAAACAATTATCCGATTACACCGAGCAAGAAATACATGCAGCTGTGGTTTCCGGCTTGTTCACCGTCTTTGTCGAAACCGAGGGTGGCGATAGCCTTGGCGGAACTGTCGAAGAAGGTGCAGATGGCGAGCAAGAAATTAAGCTCGGGTCGGGTTCGATTGTTGGCTTAGCGCAGGGCGAAAAAATAACGAGCGTTAACCCCGGCAGGCCAAACACTGCATTTGATGGTTTTATAGTATCCGTAACTCGGGTTGTGGGTGCAGCTATAGAGCTGCCGCATGAGCTGCTTCTTAAACATTTTACATCGAGTTATAGCGCAGCTAGAGCCGCACTGTTAGAAGCGTGGAAGTTTTTCGACTCGCGCCGCAAATGGTTTGCAGAGCAGTTATGCCAGCCAATATTCGAAATATTTATGGTAGAGGCGGTCGGGTTGGGTCGTATTAAAGCACCAGGCTTTTTAAAAGGTGATCCTGCTGTGAGAATGGCTTATTGCAAAGCAGAGTGGATAGGCCCCGCGCGAGGGCATATACAACCGCTGCAAGAAGCGAAGGCGGAAGTTGAATTAATTAATAACAACGTTAAAACATTATCTCGCGTTATTGCAGAAACTACCGGTGAAGATTTTGATGCGGTGCATAAGCAAAGAGCAAGAGAAGTGCGGTTGCAACGAGAAGATCAAATAATACCTGAAAAATTGCAGTCTTTAGAGTTAGACGAACTCCCAAAAAAATCAGAGACCAACGACGATGAAACTGATTGATCTAATGACCGGCCCTTGGGCCGTTAAGCCAGAAAGTTATAACGAAATTGTTGAGCTTTATCGTTCACATTTGCGCAGAGAAAAGCTAGATTTTAGTGACTTTGCTGCTCAAAATGGCATGAGCAACCCACAAAAAGATACCGATTTCGAAGTTATTGATGGTGCCGCTATTATCCCCGTGCAAGGCGTGTTGGTTAAAACCAAATCTTTTTGGATGAAAATGTGCGGCGGTCTTTGCATGCAAGATATTGGCACGATGGTTATTGATGCGCTGCATAATCAAGATGTAGATCGTATTATTTTAGATATCGACTCGCCAGGTGGTACTGTTGATGGCACCGCAGAGCTTGCACAAATCATTGCTCAAGCGCGCCAAAAAATGCCTGTTGTTGCCTATGTTAACGGGTTAATGGCTTCGGCGGCTTACTGGGTTGGCTCAGCTGCAAGCGAAATATATATTTCAGGTCCTACAACTGTAGTGGGGTCAATAGGTGTAATAACCGCGATTGTCAACAAAGAAGATTTTTTAAAAACGCAAGGCATAAAGGTTCATGAAATTTATGCAGGCCGTTACAAAGCGGTGGGTTCGTCTTATCGAGAATTTACAGACGAAGATCGTGAAGAGGTTCAGGCACAAATAGATTATCTTTATTCAATATTTGTCGAAACAGTTGCAATTCATCGCGGTGTCGATGTAAAAACTGTGCTCGACAACATGGCCGATGCACGTTTATTTATCGGTCAGCAAGCAATTGATGCAGGGTTAGTGGACGGTGTTTCTACTCTGAATGCATTAATTGCAAACAATGCAGGGTCTGCGGATATTGCATTTCGAACTAACGGTGCTGCCGGTGCGCAGTCAAAATTAAATCAAATTGAGGATACAACTATGTCCATTAAAATCACAACGGTTGCAGCGCTGGCAAAAGAATATCCAGATCTTGTTGCTTCAATTGAAAAAACAGCAAAAGAAACAGTGTCTGCCGAAGCTAGTACAGAAGCGGTTTCTAATGCCAAGGCCGAAGGCGTTAAACAAGAGCGTGAGCGCATACAAGCCGTGCAAGAACAAGCGTTGCCTGGGCATGAAGCGCTGATTGAAGCGCTTAAGTTTGATGGCAGCACAACCGGCGAGCAAGCCGCAGTGCAAGTGCTAAAAGCCGAAAAACAAGCAGGCAGTGATGCAATCAACAATCTCGATAACGATTCGCCGGAGGCGATTGATCAGCCCGCCATTGATGTTGTGGCGCCCACTGTAATAGGTGATGCATCTAACGAAAACGGTAACAAAAAACACAAAGCAAAATGGGACAAAGACGCAAAGATTCGCGCTGAGTTCACCAGCTTTGAATCTTACTCGGCTTGGCAAAAAGCGGTTGATGACGGCTTAATTGCTGCTTAATCGTTAGCTTAATTTGCTACAAGCCGCCAGTTGGCGGTTTTTTTAGACCAAAATTTGAGGTAATTAAAATGTCTTTATCAAAAAATGTAAAACACACCAAACAATTGGGCGGGTTCGAAGAGTTTCCCGTTAAAACGGGAGTGGTTATTTTTCAAAATGCAGCAATCGGTATAGAAGCTGGCACAGGCTATGCACGTCCGTTAGTTGCAGGTGATGCCTTTGCCGGTTTTGCCGAAGATGCAATTGATAACAGCGCGGGTGCAGATGCGGCAGTTAGTGTGCGTGTTGAAACAGCGGGCCGTCGAGTCCTAACGGTGGTAGGCTCTAGCATTGTTTCAAACGCCCGCGTTGCTGTTTATGCAAGTGATGATGGTACGTTTACTACCACCGCTGGTGCTAACTCAAAAGTTGGTTGGGTATCGCGTCATATTACTAGCACCGATTGCATGGTGAATTACAGCGCAGATCAGAGCTAATAATTTAGCTTCTATTTAACAAAACAATAAAAACTGCCCGTTAATTATCGGCGGTTTTTTATTAAATAATTTATTGAGGTAAAAAAAATGTCTTATGAAAAGCTTTCGAGCAAAGATGTAATTGGGCGCTTAATGATGGCGTTAGAGCAAAATCCAGCAATGGAGCTGCTTAATGCAATCTCTATGTTAGTCGATAGTGATCGAGGAACTGAAGAATATAGCTGGCTCGGGTCTGTGCCAATGCTTAGGCAGTTGTTGGGTGGTCGAACAGCGCAAGAGTTGGATGAATATAGCTTTAAAGTTGAGAACTTACATTTTGAAGCGGGTATTGAAGTTCAAATTAAAGATATGCGTCGCGATAAACTTGGTCAAATTATGCTTCGCATTAACGAGCTGGCAACGCGCGCAGGCACACATTGGATATCGCTAATTTCTCAGCTGTTGTTATTGGCAGAATCGCAACCTTGCTATGATGGTCAATTCTTTTTTGATACTGATCATGTAAAAGGTAAAGGCGCGGCTCAAAGCAATATTATCAGTGTAGATGTTTCAGCATTGCCTCTTGATAAGCCTGGCACTCCAACTCACCCTTCTGTGCTTGCTTTTGAGCAAGCGGTACTTGAGACTATTGTTGGTATGCAAGGTTTTACCGATGAACACGGCGAGCCGCTGAATGAGTTGGCGAACAACTTTGTTGTGTTTGCGCCAACTAAATTGGCGAAGGTTGGGTACAAAGCGTTTAAAACGGCTAAAGCTTCAAGCTCTGAATCTTCCGATTTAAGTGATTTCGATTTTAATGTTACGGTCATGGCTAACCCGCGGCTTAATAGCTGGTCAGACCGGTTTGCAGTATTGCGAGCAGACTCAGCGGTTAAGCCATTTATTCGTCAACAAGAAACTGCACCTGCTCCGGTCGCGCTTGCTGAAGGTTCTGATATGGCTGTGCTTGAGAAAAAACATTACTACGGAATCGACACATGGCGCAATGCAGCGTATGGCTTGTGGGAGCACGCCGCACTCTGCAAAATGATTTAATCGTTAGTTAACGGTTATAAAGTAAAAAAGGCACTTTCGGGTGCCTTTTTTTATTATCAGATTAAATGTAGGTCTACGCCATGAAAAAATATATTGCAATAAAACTGTTATCGTTAATGACTGGCATTGTGTTATTAACAGATAAGCAAGCCAAGCAACGGCAGTTAGTTTTAAAGCCGTTAAAGAAAAAAGGCCAATATGAAATCACTGGTCAATGTTGGTTTAAACCAACAGAAGAATTTGGTTATGAAGGAGAAATCCCTAAAACCATTGCTGCCGATTTAGAAGAAATAAAAAAATCGAATGCGGGGGCAAAAAAGGAAGCTTTAAAAACGGCGCAAGAAGCAGTTAAAAAAGCATCTGATGAATTTGTTATGTTTGAAAGCGCGCTTGAAGAAAGTGAAGCGCATTTTCTGCATGTTAAATCTGCATCGCTAGAAAATGTGGGTGGTGATGAAGAGGCTTTATCTGATGAGCAAAAAGAGTTTATCGAAGCGGCTGAAAATGTTGTTACTGAGCGCACTAATATTTTAGAAATGGCTCAAGAGGTCTTAATCAAAGCTAAAGACGACCTTGAAATTTTGTCTTAGTTGAGACAGATAAATGACTATTGATTTTGCCGCCGATGCGCGAAATATGTTTAGTACAGATGAGTTTGCGCAGCTGGCGAGCGTTACGCGGCAAAACCACGCCGATCTTGTTGATATAACGGTTGTGTTAAACCGCGATGTTGAAATTATATCGAGTGACGGCACATTAGTACAAAATCGCGATATTGCCAGTGTTTTAGCGACAGATATGGCAGAGCACACCGAGGGCGATCAAATGACGGTGGGTTTAGAAACGTTTTTATTGCAAGAGCTGGTGGGTGATAACGGCCACATTCGTCGCGTTTACTGCCGAAAAGTAAACAATCTGTAATGGACCAGCTATCTCGCGACATAAAAAAATTACAGCGCAAGCTAAATGCTATTAGCCAAAAAGAAATGCCCAAAGCTATTAGTCGCTCGCTTAATCGTATGGGGCCACGAATAAAACGGCGCACAGTAAACGCTATTGCCAAAGCTGAAAAGCTGCCAGCCAAGCCTGTGCGCAAAAAAATATTTTTTAAAAAATCCAAGCCATCGATGCTTGAGGCTGCTTCTGTAGCTTACGTTAAGCCGGTAAATATGATTGCGTTAATACGCAAAGCCCGTGCAGAGCAGGTAGCACCACGGGGCACTAGCAGGCGGGGCGTGAAGGCTTCAGGCAGGAGTGTCCGTGGTGCATTTATTAACCGTGGGCGTAGCGGAAATTTGCAGGTTTTTAAGCGCAAGGGTAGCGCGAGGTTGCCGATTGAGGCTGTGCGCATACCTATTTCAAAAACCGCATTACGTGTTGCGCCAACCGTTGTTGAGCGGGTTATGAAAAACGACTTTCCTGCTGAGCTTGCGCGCGATCTTGATTTTAGATTAAAAAAGTATGAGGACAAAACGTGACAACACGGGCGCAAATTCGCAGCGCAATAAATGCGTTAATCACAAATTCTGCTTTGGTGAGCAATATTGTTATTAGTCGAAATGCTGATGTAACAGATTTAGATAAATATATCAGAATTTATTTTGGCGAAGGTGAAGATTTGCAAGAAAGCAATCAACCCTTTGTTGATGCTGAGATTTTTGTTAGCTATGGCAGCACAAGTGAAGATGATGACCGGTTAGATTCGATAATGAATCAAGTTTATAGCGCATTCGCAGCCAATCATGGGGACTTACTCAGTGCAGAGCTGGTGACTGTCGGGGCAGATCCAATATCGGCAATTCAGCGCACAGGGTTTAATTATGAACCTACCGATGGCAATCAACACAATGTATTAACTTATCGGTTTGTTATTCGTTATTTTGAATGATTTATTTAAACTATATAAAGGTGTTAGGTATGAAATTTAAACAGTATCAAGCGTTGCAAGGTTTTCGTCTTAGCCGGGGAACGTTAAAGCTTACAGCTGAAGAGGCTCAGCAAAAGGGCAAGACTGTGGTTGCTGTTGAAGGTGAAAGCGGCTGCTATTCAATTCCTGCTCGCAAAGAGGGTGAGCCAAGGCCATTTCTAGCTATTGAAAAAGGCGAAAAGTTCTATTTTTCTGATGAGTACGCAATACATGAAAGTGTGGCGCATGTAGTATCGAGTTAACACCAGCTGTTTATAACAAGCCGCTATTCAGCGGTTTTTTTATGCCTAAATTAAGGGGTTTTTATTATGACTAAGCCAGTAGCAAATAACACTAAGCCAATTTCATCGCAGGGGACTGAGTTAGAGGTTTCGCTCGATGACGGCACAACGTATGTAAAAGTGCCAGAGCTTGAGCAAGTGCCTGGCCTTGTTTTTACAGCCAACTCGGTTGATAACACGCCCATTGATTCATTGGTGCGTTCAAATACGCCCACTGATAGAACGTTAGATTCGTATGAATTAATCATGCGGCGGGTGGCCAGTGATGCAACGCAAGATGCAATTATTGCGGCTGCGCGCTCAGATGTTGAGTCAGCCAAAACGTTGCCTTTTCGCCGCACAATGCGCACTGGTGATGTTGAGGATTTCGATCTTGAGCTGCATGGTCACGGGTTTCCTGAATCGGCTCAGGGTGATTCTTTTCAAACTGCGATTGTTGTTGGTTTTCCAGATGCTGGCTCAGTTGTTTATAGCAAAGTAGCGTAAAGATATGGGCGCTAATAAAGCAATAAGTTTAAAAACGTTAATGAGTAAACCTGTGTTTCGCTCGCATGTGCTAGATGTTGACGGCCTTGGTGATGTAGAGCTTGTAGAGATTAGCCAAGCCGAAGCTCTTTTGATTCAAAGTGAAATGGCTGATACCGACAAAGCAGATGGCGAAGCTAATTTAGCCTTTATGACTCGCCGGGCCCTTCGAATGATGGAGGGGC